ACAAGTAAGTATGAAGGCATATGAAGTTAGATATGGAACAAAGGTAATAGTTACAGATAAAGATGTAAAGGTACCGCCAGATGCACCACTTGTCAATAAAGGCGATGAAGTCATAATACATAAACTAGATGGAATGTATTGTAATGGAGTAAATGAAAATGGTGATAGAATATACATCGCAGCTTGGACAGAAGTTAAACCAAAGGATAATTAAGATGGAACTAAATTCGATAATAGAGGAGCAAGCAAAAGAGTTAAAATCTTTAGTCGGTATGGCTATGAGTCTTGAAGAATGTAGAGATTTTATAAAAGATACTTTTAACCAACTAAAACCAGAAGAAAGATGAAAAAATTTACAATAGTATTAATGTTCACAATATTGGCTATGATGGTCGTATTCGGTATATCTTATTTCATCCAAGTGTGGGTAACTTTAGAATGGGATCCAACCATTTGGACTAAGAGGGAAAGGATACAATTATTAGGAATGCCTATCATTGCTTTTATAGGAGCAGTCTTCGTAGGAGCTATTGTGCTCAGTAATGATGACGATGACTATGATAATGATAGCGGATATGGATACTTATAAAATAATTAAACATAAATAGATATGACAGTAGAAGAATTTAAACTAGACAAGTTGATCCAAATGGATCTGACAATCAGAGAGGCACGAGTAATTGCTTCAGGACTTAGAGAATCTGAGCCACCAAAGCCATCAAAGCCAAGAGAGCCTAAAGGAGCAGGGAGAGAGATTCCAGAACAGCTCAGAGCATACGCAGATGAGTTGGAAGGTTACAAGGTTAAGGAAGATGCTTGGAAGGCTGAGAAAGAGGCTAAGAAAGAAAAAGAGAAGCATCTCAATCCAACGCTTGAAGCATACGCAAAGCACTTAGCTAAGTTAGATGAAATTCCAGCAAAGTATCAAGCAAAGGTTTGGAGTCTTGCTTGGCAATATGGACATGCGAATGGATATGAAGAAGTACTCATGTATGTTGATGAACTTAAAGACCTATTCAAATAATGGAAAAGATATTCATCGATTGGGACGGCTTTGAAGAATTAGCGGGCGACATTGCAGAAAGGTATAGAGAGGAGGGAATAGAGTTGATTGTAGGACTTACAAGAGGAGGTTTGCCATTAGCTGTAAAACTATCACATACTTTGAATATACCGATGAAGACTTTGACTTGGCAGACAAGAGATGGATCTGAGATGGATAAAAGAATGTTGCATGACCTGGCGGATAGACCATCGGAGAAAGTTTTATTTGTAGATGATATTTGCGACTCAGGAAAAACTATATCTGGCATCAGAAAGATTTTGCCTTCTGCTAGATTTACAGTTTTGTTTTCAAAGAAGCATATGGTGGATTATTGTCCAACACGAATTGATAGCAGACTTCCTTGGATTGTGTTTCCTTGGGAAAATAATAATTAAAAAAATGAAAAATTAATGTACAGTAGAGAACAAGTTTACACAGCCTCTTTAGATTATTTCAATGGAGATGAATTAGCGGCAACCGTCTTCACAGATAAGTACTGTCTGAAGAAAGAAGGAGTTTATTATGAATTGACCCCAACCGATATGCATAGGAGGTTAGCAAAAGAGTTTGCAAGGATAGAAACTAAGTATCCCAATCCTATGAGCGAGGAAGAAATATTTGAACTGCTTGATAGATTCAAATGGATCATTCCTCAAGGAAGTCCAATGGCCGCAATAGGAAACAAATACGCCATGTCATCAAGCTCAAATTGTTTCGTGATAGGAGACCATGTTGATTCATATGGAGGCATCATGAGAGCGGATGAAGAACAAGCTCAACTCATGAAGATGAGAGGAGGAGTCGGACAAGACATTTCTTGGATACGTCCTTCAGGAGCTATTGCATCAGCAACACCATTAGGTCCAAATGCAGGTACAACATTATATATGGACCGTTACTCTAACACAACGAGAGAGGTTCAACAAGATGGAAGAAGAGGAGCACTGATGTTATCTATAGGAATAGATCATCCAGACGCTGAGAAGTTCATCGATAAGAAGATGACTCAAGGATCTGTTACTGGAGCCAATGTTTCAGTGAGAGTGTCAGATATGTTTATGGAGGCTCTAAAAGAAGAGAAGCCTTTCTATCAAACCTTCCCTGTTAAATATACAATTGAAACCGTAGCCAACAATGTAGACTTAGAGAGTTTAGAAGAAGATAAACTCTATGAGGGTTTGAAGGTAGACGGACATAGGACATATTATAAGAAAGTGAGTCCAAGGAAGCTTTGGGATAAAATAATTCACAACGCATGGAAGTCAGCCGAACCGGGAGTATTGTTCTGGGATAGGATTACAATTGAATCACCTGGAGCTGGATATGGAATTAAGATGAGAGAGGTTTCAACTAATCCATGCGGAGAGATTCCTCTTCCACCTTATGACTCTTGTAGATTGTTAGTTGTTAACTTGCTATCATTTGTAGTAGACGCTTACACAAAAGGAGCATCGCTAGATGATAAGAGGTTAGTTAATGCGATACAGAAAGCAATGCGCTTGATGGATGATGTAGTTGATCTTGAAATCGAAAAGATAGATGCAATCATTGCAAAAGTAAAAGAGAAACCATTCCCAGAAACCTTTCAAAGAAATGAAATTGAGTTATGGGAAAAGATTAGATGGACAGCAGAGAATGGAAGGAGAGTAGGATTAGGTATCACTGCAGAGGGAGATATGATGGCCGCATTAGGAATCACTTATGGAACAGAGGAAGGGACTAAGTTTGCCGAAACCTTACACAACCTCATTGCAACATCAGCTTACAAAGCATCAGTAACACTTGCAGCAGAGAGAGGAGCATTTCCAATGTGGGATTATGAAAAGGATCAAGAATCTGGATTCATTCAAAGAATGTTCTCAGAAGAGAATCCATTCATGTATGAGAAGCTTAGAGAGAATTGGAAAACTTATGGTAGAAGAAATATAGGTTGCTTAACAATCGCGCCAACAGGAAGTGTTTCAATCATGACTCAAACATCAAGTGGAATAGAACCAGTCTTCGCTCTATGGTATTTTAGAAAGAAGAAGACAGTATCTGAAGATGAGAGAGTAGACTTTGTAGATGAGGTAGGAGACAAGTGGATTGAATTTCCAGTTTTCCATAAGCCATTCATACAATGGTTTGCCACATCTAGAAATTATACAACCGATCAAGATCCGTTAGCCGATCTAATGGAATTCTCAAAGGATGAGTTAGAGGCGCTGGCAATGTTGTCTCCTTGGTATAAGGCTACATCTTTGGATGTCGATTATGTTGAGAAGGTGAGAATGCAAGGAGCAGTTCAAAAGTGGGTTGATCATTCAATCTCAGTTACAATCAATATGCCAGAAGATGTTACAGAGGAAATTATAGCTCAGTGTTACATCACAGCTCATGAGGTAGGATGTAAAGGAATGACAGTTTATAGAAACAATTCTAGAGGAAACGTGTTAAGTCAAGAGTCAGTCAAAGAAAAGGCAGTAGAGGAGAGTTTTGATTATCTAAGTGCGCATAAGAGACCTAAGCATCTCAAGTGTGACATCTTCTTCAAGAGTGCATCTAAAAATGCTTTCATTATCATAGTGGGCAAGCTAGATGGTAAGCCATATGAAGCATTTGCAATCCCAGAGATGGAAGCAACAAAGATTTCAAGAACTCATAAATATGGAGAGATTCATAAAGTCAAAAGAGGAAGATATGATTTGGTAGGTGAGAATGGAATGCCTTTGATAGAAGACATTACACAATATATGATTGAGACGGAGCAAAATTCAACTAGATTGGTTTCCGGTATGCTGAGACACAGAATGGATCCTAGATTCATATCGGAGCAGATAATGAAGTTTGCAACAATCAACTCTTTCCATAAAGTATTAGGAAAGGTGATTGGGTCTTATGCTTCAGTAGAAGATGGGAGAGCAATTCCTTGTCCTGAGTGTGATCATGGAGAGATGCAGATGAGTGAAGGCTGTATGAAATGTACGAGTTGTGGATATGCTCATTGTGGATAAATAAAAAAAGGAGGCAGAAATGTCTCCTTTTGTTTGGCTAGTACTTTAAAAGGTCTTATTTTTATGAAATAATTAAAACATAACATCATGAAAAAAGTAACTAAAAAAGAACAACGAGAGTATTTGAGACAAAGATTATCAACCGATAGAGGTTGGGCTAAGGCAGCGCTTCTTAAGATATATGAATATCAGACAGAGGATGAGCAGAGGAGTGAATGTACGTCTGATGCTAATGGAGTTGGGTTTACAGGAGTTGATGGACATATCTTATCTTCGTTCTCAGAACAATTGATAAGTAGAGGAACGTTGAGTGAGAGACAGATGGAGATATTGATGGGGAAGATGAAGAAGTATTGGAAACAAGTATTGAGTATCTCAGATGTAGAGAAGATGAATGAATTGATCATCAAAAGTAGATAACATGAAAACGAAGAAATATATCGTAAAGTGTAAGAAGTGTAATCGAGAATATGAAACAGATGCTGAGAGAGTTCAATGTGGAAGATGTTTTATGAATCCGCAAGGAGAGTTCTCGATGAAGAAATCTTACATGGAAGTGAAACCTAATCCGAATTACAAGGAGGGAGGAAAGTCATTCCATAAAGTAGAAGTACCTCAAGGAGAGAAGCAATGTAGGGTGTGCAAGGAAGTTAAACCATTAGAAGAGTTCCCAAAGAACAGCGCTAATAAAAAAGATGGGAGACAGACAAGATGTACTCCTTGTTACACAGAATGGAAAAGCAAGAAATAGAGGTTCATACGAAGACGATGATAAGAGGAGAAGTAATGGCTGTGTCTGTATGGACGCCATTCGGAAAAGGATGCCTCAAACAAACATTATGGCAAGATGGTGAAGAACACTCAAGTGAGTTCAATCATCTTTTTAATCTCAGGAATTTCATAATCCATGAGCCAACCATGATGCAAATAACAGAAAGTGATTATGCAAAGTATAAAGAAGAGTTTGAAAGAAAGAAGTCAGGGTAAGCTTAAGAAGGTGTATCAAAGAAAGCCAACTGAATATTTGAATATGGAAGACCTGAGTCGCCAAGTATCAAAGGAGACAGGATTCGCAGCAACAGATATCAGAGAGGTTTTATATGCTACACTGAGAATAATGGTCAAGGCTCTTACCCAAAAGAAGTATATCAAGCTTCCTGTGATTGGAATGATCTACCCCACTATAAGGAGGTCTAGATCTGTCAACGCACTTAATGGAGGTATTGGTAAGCCAATCCCAATGAAGTCTGCGGACGCATGGGTATTGCGACTTCAACCAGGAGCCCAGATCACAAGAATGTTAAAAGAATTAAAAGTGACTGAAGAAGAACTGAAGTCATTAACCATTGAAAGTTAAAAATTATGATAGAATTTTTTAGCCAGCTAGGCTTCATTGCTCTCCTAGCATTTATTCAGAACGTAAGTTTCTCAATAGTGTCAAGGAGTAGAAATAGAGACAATGTAACGTATCACCTATTTGCCGCAACGGCATCGAATTTGGTATGGTATCTAACATTTAGGTATTTGGTCATGGCAGACATGTCATGGGCATTGTTACCTGGATATCTGATTGGAACCGTATCGGGGTCTTTATTTGGAGTGAAGGTGGCAATGCGTATTGAGAAGATGTTAGGGGCAACAGCCGACGGACATCTTAAAAGTAAGTAGATTTATTCTACGGTTCATTTTAAAAAGTTGATATGAAGATTACAAAAGAAAAGTATAATGTGCTGCAAGGTGCAGGAAAAATAAGTAGGATGACAATAGCTCTAGTGATGGAGGTGCTGTCGTGCTCCAATGCCGAAGCAAGAGTTTGGATCTCTATACTAGAGAGTGAAAAAGAATTGAAAGGCATCTTTGGAGATGAAGATGTGATTGAGGCAAATGTTAAGCTTGCAGGTCAGAAACAAAAGATGCAGGACCTTAGAAGAATCGATTCAAAAACTTTTAGAGAGTATGCAAGAATGCATAACGCTCTAACTGCAATGAATGAATCATTGATTGAAGTGTTAGATAATGTTAAATTTCATCTACCACCTTACATTCAAGATATTAAAATCACAGAAGGAGATCAAGCTATTGTGCAATTGGCTGACACTCACTTTAATGAGTTAGTAGACTTGACGGACAATCATTATGATTTTGAAGTAGCTGCAAGGAGGATGGCATTATATGCTATGGAAGCTAAAAGGTTATTGAAAAGTTACGGGGTTCAAAAGATCATCTTAGCTATGACTGGAGATATGATTAACTCTGATAGGAGACTTGATGAAAAGTTAAACATGTCTACAAATCGTATGACAGCTGTTATGCTGGGAGTAAAATTGATCAACTACTTCATCTGTGACTTGGCAGATGAATTTGATTTAATTGATGTTGTTTATGTAACTGGGAATGAATCTCGAGTAGATGAGTTCGGCTTTACAGATATGGTAGTGACAGATAACTATGACTCCATTATATTCAATATACTGGCGGATAAGTATGAAGGACATCAAAGAGTAAAGTTTCTTAGAACAAATCCAGTAGAGACGGTAATTCGAGTTAATGGTAGGAACGTTCTGTTGTTGCATGGAACCACTTTAGGAGCCAACGCAACTCAGCAAGCCATTCAAAAGTATTATGGTAAGTATGCCAACAAAGGTACACCAATCCATTATTCATTGTTTGGACACGTACACTATTGTAATATCGGAGACACGTTCGGTAGGTCGGGATCATTAGTTGGTTCTAATACCTACTCTGAATTTGCTTTAGGACTCACGACGAAGGCATCGCAGAATGTTCATCTGTTTAGAAAAGATGGCACAATGCATAACTTCCGCATCGAGTTACAACAAACAGAAGGCATCATAGGATATCCAATTGAAAAAGATATCCAAGCTTACAATGCCAAGTCAGCTTCTAAGATGCATAGAAGGTACAAAGTTGTTGAAATTGAGAACTCCGCAGGGATTCAATTTTAATATATAATGTATAAAGATTCATTGAGGGGGAAAAGTTTTTTAAACTTTTTTCCCTTTTTGTTTGGCTAGTATTTTGAAACGTCTTATCTTTAGGGTATAGAAATTTAAAACAACTAGAAATTATGAGAACAAATCACACAATTGAACAATTAGAAGAAAGAGTAAAGTATTATAAGAAAGCGGTTAAGAATTTTCCTCACCTATCAAAATTCACTAAGAGGGATTTGGAAAACGCTAAGTTAGATTTAGAAGAAGGATTAGAAAGAAAATATGTAGGAGTGGATGATGAGGGAGCGAAAGCTTATTTGAATAATGAAGTATTGTATGTAGAAGGGAAGCCAAGTGGATGGCAATGGAGTGGAGAATCATTATGTGGAGAGAGAAAGGTTTGTTATGATGGAGGAACTAAATGGTTTGGGAATATAAAATTTTATGGATATATAAATGTGGTGTAAGGGTAGTGGGAGTCAAATTTTTTCTGAAAAGGTTTGGCTCCAACTTTAAAAGGTCTTATCTTTATGAAATAATTAAAAACACAAAAATTAGAAATTATGACACAACAACAAACATTAATCGTATTAGAAGAACAAAAAACTAAAATCAGTAAAATGGTTTGGGATCTTGAAGAGCAGAAAAGAATAGAATTTCATCAAGAAGTGAAAGAGAAGTTAGAAGGAATTATTGAAGAGGGAGATGAAGTTGTAGGTGGAGTTGAATATGTTGAGATCAAAAGATTCAATAAAGAGTATGAAGGGTTCAAAGAGTTGATGAGTATCAGATGGGAAAGTAGATGGGATTTTGAAAATGATGAAGATGGTGAAGTTAAGATGAAATTGAATTACTACACTACATGGTGTGATAATGATTTTGAGTTCGCTAGATTGGTTACGTTAGGTAAGGTGGCTGAGGAAGTGAAGAAGAATGAAGAGGAATGGATCTCGATGAGAGTTGAATCAAAAAAGAAGTTCAAAGTATCTTTGACTCAATTGAATCAAGATAAGTGGAAGGTTGAAAGAGAGATAAGAGAATTGAAAGCTGAGATGAGAGCTCAAGAGCAACAAGAGTTCTTTGATAAGATGAAAGGTGAGGGAGTGAGGTTTGTTGATGAGGTTAGTTTTGAAAAAAGAAACAATGAAGTGTATGGAAGGATAATTGAGATGCAAATCATATCTATATCCAAGAGTGGTAAGAGAATGGAGATAAAATTAACTCAGAGACATAATGTTTGGAATTATAAGGAGCAGATATATGAAGAAGTGATTCAAGCAAATGTAATAGATGTTTTGACTTCCAAGTTAATGGATCAGCTTGGATGGTTAATGGATAAAAAGAATTAAGATGAAAGTATTGATAGATCATATAAATGTGTTTTTAAAGATAGAGAGCCTCCGAGTGAGGGGGCTCCTTATCACTATTATGATTTTGAAAGATAGTGATCCTGAGGTGTGGGATATGAAAGTAAGAAAGAAGTTGAAGATGACTGGAGAGGATAATGTGGTAGTTGATCTGATATGGTTACACGATAATGGTTACATCGAATGGTCAGGAGCTGATAAAGTAAAAAAGAAATGGGGACTCAAAGAATATGATGAAGAAGTAAAAGAAGCAATAGAGTTCTATAACAACCTTACAGGAAGGAAGCTGAGCTATAAGAAAGAGAGTCAAACAAAGTTGCTTAGAGCAAGGTTAATAGAAGGATACACATTAGATGAGATAAAGAAAGTAATCGCAAATAGATATGAGGAATGGAAAGATAATGATGTGATGGCTAAGAATTTGTATCCAACTACATTGTTCCGTCCAAGTAAGTTCCCAAAGTACTTAGAAGAATCTAAGAGAACAAAAGTGGGAATGGGAATTGTCGGAGCCAAGAAATTAAATCTTAAACCAGGTACGGAGTTGACTTCTGACATTGTAAAAGACTTTGAAGACAAAGACACATACCTCATAAAGATATACAGAGTCAATGAAGAAACAGGAGAGAAGGTTGGGATAGGCTTTAAAGGGAGCCGTTACGGTAAAGATATTAAGAGAACAATTAAAGTCCAGGAGGCCGCAGTTATGAGAGGAGAGCCAAAGGAATTCATATATACTTATATAGAAAAATAACATGAGCATAGAAAATATAAAAGTAAGTTGGTTCAAGTCTACCAAGCAGATAGAAGCACAAGATGCTCAACCAATTGCAAATTTTATTAATTCAATAGAGAGAGGAGATTATGCAGATGTGGTTAATAGAATTAGGGCTGGAGAATCTAGCTGGAAGACTACCTTACCAACAATCGCATTCCAAGGAGTGTTTGATGGTTTGAGGAAGAAAGAGAAGTTCATTGAAGCTTCAGGACTAATCATATTAGATATTGATGACATCAACCCAGAGGAGGTAGAAGAGTATAAGCAAGAGATAATAGATGAGTTTCCATCAGCCTACGCAGCTATGAGAAGTCCTTCTGGTAATGGAATCAAAGTTCTTTATTATGTGCAACCTGACTTAGTTACAGCTGACAACTACAGAGTGATTGGAAAGAAGGTTGTGGAAGATTTTGAAGTGTATGGTGACGTTGATTATTTATCAATCACTGATACATTAATCATGACATACGATCCTAAGATTCTTATCAATGAAGAAGTCATACCAGCATTCGTATTGGTACCTGACATTGATAAGAGTATGAAGGGAGAGTTGGAGCCTTTAGATGAGACAAAGACTCTATGGGATGATGCTGAAGACTTCTTTGAAACAGTTCTGTCAGCAGACATAGCTTCTAAAACAAATAACAACTTTCATTACATACAGGTGGCTGTCTTTGATATGAAGAAGTTTGGATTCGAACATCCGAAAGAAGATTTGTCTTTCATAATTGATTACGCTGAATCAGAGTTCAAGCCATCAAGTGAGAATAAGAATAGGTTTAGAGAGGTTTGTGAGATAGCTAAACAATATCCACAAACACAATGGCCTTACAGGTACACTCAAGACAATGGAGAGGAAGATGAAGAGTATGTTGATTACACAGCCTTCATGGATGATGAAGATGTAAAGACTAAAGATTTAGGTGAATGGAGGGATGCAGATGAAGATGTAGATGAAGAAGAGGAAAGTGATGATGGATTGATAAATTATACAAACCTATTTGAAAGAGTCTTAGAGACGCTTAAAGAAGGAGATAGGGTTGGGTATGAGGTATCTTTAAAGAACCTTGCAGACATAATGAGATTTAGAGGCACAGGTATCTTAACCATAACAGGTATACCAGGTCACGGTAAGACTGAGTTCTTGGATCAAATAACATTAGACTTAGCTAGATTGTATGGACATGAAACAATCGTAGCAGGGTTCGAACAGACGCCCGAAGAACATATCATCAAACAATCAAAGAGATTGATAGGAAAGAACATTGCATGTCCTAGTTGGGACTCGGAGGCAAATATGATTGTCTTCAAACAAGCATATGATTTTATCACTAACAAGATCAAGCACGTTGATGTAATGAAGACTGGAGGTTCGATTAATGCTATCTTGGAGGCAATGGCTAGAAGGATAAAAGAATCGAGAGAGAGTGGAGGAGATCCTAAGTGGGTCATCATTGATCCATTCAATATGTTATCCATCAAAGGTAGGTTGAGTGGGCATGAGAAGATTGAAGAGATCTTAAGACGCATCACTCACTTCAGTCATCAGATGAAGGTAATGGTATTCTTAGTAGCGCATCCATTCAAGATGAGAAAGGATGAGAAGACAGGAGAGTATGACGTACCTGACTTCTATTCAGTAAAAGGTTCATCAGCATTCTTTGAGATGAGTTATCATGGATTGGTAGTCTATCGTAAAGGAGGTTACACAACAGAGGTCATGGTAAAGGTATTAAAAGTAAAGCAGAGTAATTTAGGAGTCTCAGGAGCGGAAGCTCACTTTGAGTTCTCAAGGATGTCTGGACGATACATTCCTATGGATGAAGAAGGCAATACACTGGCTGGAGACTATATGGATGACGATTGGTTAGAGAAAGCAATTAATTTAAATAAAGAAAGCAATGAGTAAAAGAAACAAAATCTATTTCATGAAGCCTGGGAACAATCAAACCCTTTTTAGAATAGATAAGTCAAAGCCGATGAATGAAATCGTAAATGCTAACTGGAAACAAATCCAAGCTGACTTCGATAGACAAATCAAAGTTCACAATGATATGGTGAGAGCAACTCAATCCAAAACAAAGTTCACTCCACTACCAATACAATTAGTTTTATCGATAGGTGAGATGAAGAAGCTATGCAAAGAGATTGGTATCCCTTCCTCAGACGGGCCTATAAGAGTTTTCTACAACTCTGAGCAATTCCATCTGTGTAGCTTCATTAATGAGGTTAAGGCAAAGGAGATTGGAGACGCTAAGAATGAAGAGATAAGGAAACAAGAAGTGTAAACAAATCTTTAACAATAACAAAATGACATTTATTATAAACCAAAACAATAAAGAGATGAAACTAGAGCACGCCATATTAAAATGTTATCCGTTAGCGGAAAGTGTTTTGATGAAGAATGGCTTAAGTAGAGATGATTGTATAGACTATGTTCAAGATGCAACACTAAAGTTATTAGAAGCCAACATCAGAAGAGAGATGACTTTTGATTCATTCAATCAATTCAAATCATACTTCATCCTGACTGTGAGAAGTGTTTGGATGGATGCTGAGAGAAAGACCTCAACCAAAGTTGAGTTCAATGAAAGAGATATGAGAGGAAGTCAAGAAGAGTCAGAAGGATTCAGAATGGAATGGATAGAGGATGAATCAGCAGACTTCATTGAAGCAAACCATAAGGAAGAAGTTGAAGCCTACCAGAAAGAAAAATTCACAATGGTTCGATCACATATGGATCCATTACAGTACTTCGTAATGACTTTGAGAATGAATGGCTGGTCTTTTAAAGAGATTGCTGAAGTAGCTTCAACAAGCCTCAACACAGCATTAGGTCAAATGAGATACGGTAAATTCAATCTTAAGAAGTTCTTGAGTGCAGAAGATGTCAAGAGAAGAAAAAGATTCAGAGAAGGGAGAGAAGGACAAGCCTCTCAAGAGAAGATGTTCTTAAAGCTTCCTCCTTACCAATACTTTGTATTGAAGATGAAAGAGACGGGTATGACATTTGAAGAGATAGCTGAAATGGATTTCGCAGTTCCATCTACAATCTATTACAGATGGAAGTTGGCTAGAAAGAATCTAGAACTCATAGCCAAGAGTGAAGAGGATTATCTTGCAGCAATTGAATACTTAGACTCTTTGAATACAAATACAGGAGGAGCACACTATCATAAAGTAGCTCCGAAGGATAGAGAGTATCCAATGTCAGAGAAACAGAAATGGTTCTTAAAGTACATAGAGGATACAAAGACTCCAGTCACACCATCGCACATGGCACAAGTTTGGTTTGAAGAAGGAGGTTCAATTTGTAGGTCAAGTGCTTGCAAGGTCTTAAAGAAATTAGAGAAGAGAGGATTAGTAAAAGCTTCTCACGGTAACTATAAATTGATTTAATATGTTAAGTGATTTTAATATTGATATGTTAAGTGTGAAAGGAATGGCATGGGTACTGGTCCCAGCACTAATTGCATTCATCTACATAAAGATGATACAGCCATGGCTCAGGAAGAGAAGGAGAGTAGAGGAGAGTCGAGTAGTCACACAGCTAGAAGGTATATGGAGTGAAGCATATCCATACATGCGACCAGGAACAGAATATATATTATTGCTGAGTAGTGACCTATGGCTTGAGCTCGTTGAAGAGTATGAGAAGAGGAATACGTTCAAGTATGCAATGACCTTTAATGGACTCGCTGTAATGGAGCATAGTCTTTTAGATAAGGATACAATCGTATTGATGACAAGGTCGGATTACGAGAAATACAATACGTTCAAGTAAGCACGCCAGCCTAAAACAATTGGCACGTGACTCAGTTTGGTTCCGGTTTAATGGATTTACTATTACAACTCAATTTGGGATTTAGGGAATTTTATTAAAAGGGGAGATTAAAAAGTCCTACTCGCGTAGGCATCCGGAACCGAACCTTACTTTTAAATATGGTGAAATGGAATATGAAACGAAGATAATAAAACTGCCTGACGGTAGGATAAGAATCGAATTAATAAAAAGAGATGAGGGACTTAATGATATTGCTGATGGTAATCTATCTACTCCTACAGGAGGAAAGGATTGATGACTTAGAGAGACAAGCAGAAAAACAAAGACGCATCAACATAGAGCTGGAAGAGAAGTTCAAAGTAGCTGATGCATATCAAATCACAGAACAAATAAATAAACAAGTATGAGTGCAATAAGAATAACAACAAACCTAACAAATGAAGAGTACATTGAGTTTGTCACCTTGGCCGAAACATTTCACTTCAAACCAAAAGATATAGCAGGAGAGCTTATAAGAGACCTCAACAAAGCATTGAAGGAAGAGATAAGAACCAAGAAGGCAATCATAGATTTCTTAAAGGAAGAAGAAGCAACAAAGAAAGCAAAGAAAGGAATACAATTAGAATTTCCTTTCGGAGGATAATAAAATGTAAGAAAAGTTTGGCTCCTATTAAAGTAAGTATTATCTTTAGGGAGTTGAAGGAAGTCCACGTAGAGTATGTGGCACAAGTGAATAGTAGTATTAATTTAAAAGTTAACTTATGTTAGAATTAATTTTTGTAGTAGTGGCGGTATTGTGCGCCGTAGCGATTTTCTTCTTCTGGAGAAAATCAAAACAAAACGAAGAGTCTAAATCAGATTATGATCAACCTCTTCCAGAACCAAAGAAGCTCAAGACAGGAGTATGGGATCGTCTTGAGACAAACATTGCAGCATTCCTAGCTGTGTACTCGGAGGAGTATTATTTTGATAAAGACATTTCAAAGTATGCTCAAGCCTTAAATCGCTCTGAAGGAGCTTTACATGCCAAGGTAAGACGATTACGTACATTGGAAGGAATACCGCAGGAGACATCAGAGCTAGGGGAGTCTGTGTATGCTTATGTAAAGACATTACAGCCACTTCAAGCTTATAATTATTTTTTAGATAATCTTTCTCAATCAGCATACAAAGTAGGAGAGTTGTATCTGTCGGAAGAGTTTAGGTTAGAAGAATACAAAACTCGATAGAGTTTTGGAGCATCAGGCCGTATGGCTGGGTCCAGGTGAGTTCGAGTCTCACCCTGATGCCTATCATAATAGGTGTTTGTTTTAATTAATAATTGCAAGGGTGAGAAAAGTTTTTTAAACTTTTTTCACTTTTTGTTTGGCTAGTACTTTGAAAGGTATTATCTTTATGACATAGAAAAATTAAAACACATTATGAAAACAGCACAAGTATTAGAAACATCAGGATTCAAATTTAGAAATGTAGAGTTCCCAGAAAGGGCTAGATTGAGAGAGACGAACGATTGTGTAGTGAGAGCTATCGCAAGTTCATTTGATGTTAGTTATATGAAAGCTCATAGGTGGGCTGAGAGTTACTTTGATAGAAAGTATAGGAAGGGAGTGTATATGACTTCAACTAAGATGGAGAAGTGTCATCAAAAGTTTGGAAGTAAGATTAAGAGGATAGGAGTTGAGTGTAGAGACAATTGGGGTATCGTTCCAGGTATCAAGAAGAGAGATTATAATGGAGAGATCTTTTACACAGCTACAACTGTTAATAGATTTATCAAAGAGCATCCGGTAGGGAGATATTTTTTGATTGTGAAGGGTCATGCGTTCGCTGTGATAGATGGAATCGTTGAAGGAAACTATTCTGACGCAACTCAGAAGAGAAAGAAGTTGAGAGCTGTCTTTAAGATTACACCTATAGTGAAAGTAGGAGAGGTGAAGTTTGTAGAAGATAAGCCATCAGTGGTTTGGGAAGGAGAGAAGTTGGAAGTTGTGTTTGGAGAAACTAAGAAGTGTAAGAGTTGTGGGAAGGTTCATAAGAAAGAGAATATGCAACCTAATGTGATGAGTAAAGATAAGATGGCTACAAGATGTAAGCCTTGTCACAAAGCTTGGAAAGAGAGTAAAGTAAAATAAATATTAATCTAAAATCAAATTATTATGAAGTGGTACATTAAATTATTTATCAGGTTGGCTTTTGTAACTTACATAGCCCTCCAAGCATATCGAGAAGTAGGTCTGTGGACAACAATCTTTCTCATCTACCTGTTTGGGTACAATGAGATATTGAATCAGGGAGTTGGATACTTGATGAACTTCACCAGGAAGGTTGAAGTCTCATTCCATCAAGTGTCAGGTCACCTTGCAAAGTTGTATTCATCAATTGAAGACAAGGATGAGGAATAATATGTTTTTCAGTAGGGCTATGAGACTTTCATTATTTTCATATGTTCTTACACATAGAGGTGAGGTAAAGCTCCGGAGAGCCTCTTAAAATAAGTTTTCCGTAAGTCTACATTATAGTTATAAACAAAAAAAAACAAAGCAGGTTTTAGTAATATGAAAAACTTAAGTTTAGATAATGAAAGAGGGATGAAAGAAAAGGGGGAGGCGAGAGTCTACTCCACACTACATACCAAACATGGTAACCTCAAACAAGTAGCATCCATACAGTTGGCCCAGCAACTTATTGCGAAAGCATCGTTCGAGATCTCAGGAGGGGTCAGGGAATGGATCAACAACACATCTGGAAAACATTATAGGAAAGAATTGAAAGATTATTATCTCACAGATGAAAAGCTCGTGGAGGACATCGTGACCATACATTTGATGATGGCAGGCGAGTTGTACATCTCATCTGAAAACTCATTCAAACCTAAGGCTCCACATGCGAGGTACTCAGTCGTGAGTTCGCTACACAAGAAAGTAGCACCTGATATGTGTCTAGAAGTCTTCTGGAGATTGATTGAAGTCATAGTTGAAGCGAGTCCATATTTTGAGACAGAGTCAGGTTGGAGAGAATGGAACAAGAGATACATCAAATACACATGTACACTCTCAACAGAGATTCTCGAAACCTTAGCGCAAGAGGCATTACTGGCCTTCTACCCTACTCCAATGCTGACTCCTCCAATCGATTGGGAACTCATAGATGATGAAGTTACGGGAGGTTATGAGACGTATCAATACAAGCTCATCAGAGCTAACTTCACAAACATCGATTACTCACTCTACAGCAAATCAATATTCGATTCAATCAATTACATTCAAAGTGTGCCTTGGGTAGTCAATGAGGAATTAGTTGCAGTTGTAAAGAAAGAATTAAAAGAGCCTAAGAGAGAAGACTTCGTGACCCAAGAGTTCCCAGACATCACACCTTGTCGAACAGACTTAGATCTAGATGCTGAGGATGTAAAGGATAGACTATCTGAGGATGAACTAGATGAGATCTTATCAGCTAGAGCAATCTACAGAGAAGCTTACACGCTCTACGCAGCTGAGGCATCAGATTTCGAATCAGCACTCGGTAAGTATAGAGCAGTAAAGATGGCAGTAGCTATCGCAGAGCAATACATTGATGCAGACGAAATATATTTTCCTCACTCATATGACTTCCGTGGAAGGATTTATCCGATATCGATTGGGCTGTCACCTCAGGGTTCAGATGCTGTAAAGGCAATGATTGATTATAAGAATGGTGAAGTGTTAGATGAGAGAGGAGGAGAATGGATGTGGGCATACTATGCTAGTCTGTGGGGAGATGATAAGATACCGTTCCAGGAGAGAGTTGAGAGAGGAAAAGAGCTCTACAATATGGGAGCTGATTACAAGGAGGCAGATGAGCCTTATCAATTTCTTTCACATCAAATGCAGTTGAAGAAATGGATCGACAACCCATCTCATAAAGTTACAGCTAGAATACATTTGGATGCTTGCAATAGTGGCTCACAATTTACTTCAGCCATCACTGCAGACAAAATAGGTTGCATCAACACCAATGTCATTCCAACAATCAATGAGGACGGTACGCAGACGAGACAGGATGCTTATTTACTTGTATCCGATCTAGCACTCGAGAGAACCAAAGAACTTTTAAAGACTTGTGAGACTCATGAAGAGGAGGAGATGTTAGAGTTCTTCAAACAGCTCTTGGAAACAGATGGTAGGAAGATTTGTAAGACACCAGTCATGGTTTCAAACTATGGAGGTACAGCTGGAGGGAGGTCAGAGATACTTTACAACCTCTTCAGAGAGATGAAGGTTGATAGGAAATGGATTACAAAGAAGGTTGCTAGTAGGTTTAGTAAAATCATTGGAGAATCGATTGCAGGCGTTTTAAGGGGCGGAAAAGAATTTGAGATCTATATACATAAGATGAACAATATCATTACTAGAAGAAGTAATAAAGGTATTGTATGGACTACATCTGATGGCTTCAGAGTACTCCATTTAAAACAAAAAGAGTTATCGATGAAGAAGGTACAATGTATGCTACCAGGAGCGAGACGCAAGACTCATATCAATCTCAGGAGGTTTTCCAATAAGGTTGCTCCAGCAAAGATGAAGTCAGCCATCTCTCCTAATTACATTCATAGTCTTGATGCAGAACTGCTGAGGCGAGTAGCATTGAAATTAAAGAAGAAGGGAGTGGATTCGGATTGGATACATGATTCATTCGGCTCCTTACCAAACCATGTTGATGATATGTTATCAATCACAAAGAATGAATTTAGGAAGATGATGATGAAGAAACCTTTGAGGGTATTGGATAGAGAGCTGAGACAACAAGCAGATCCTTCCATCAAGACACAATCAGAACTAGAAGAAGTATCAATACCATCTCTGAAAGGCTTCAGTGTAACTAACGGAGACTTATCTATCATAGATAAAAGCGATTGGTTCTTTAGTTAAGATAGCCCTAGATATTTATTTATAAATATCTATCAAAAAATCCCTGGAGGGGAGTTGCTTTTCCTAACAGCTTCCCTTTCAATTATTTAGGAAAACGATCATTGAAAAAACCTATGGGGTTTAAATATTCAAAATCAATTCGTTAACTGTAAGCAAACACTTAAGATAAAAATAAGCCAAACCAAGGTTTGGTTAAAACTTCATCAAAAAGTGCACGCAACATGAACATGGTTTCAGTCTTTAGACCGAGAACTCGTAACCGCACAGGTCTAGATGAAGTTTGATTACACTGTAGCATGCTATGGCTAAGCTATTCGATTAGCGACAGTGACAATTCTTTTTTCATAGTAATGGTTTCATAATCCATTACTCCCTCCCAATAGGGAGGTTCATAATTTTTGGTTTTGGAAGAGGCTCCTAGAGCCTCTTTTTTTATTACTGTGATAAAAGTATACGGCGATATTGCCACAACACCATTAAAAGCAATTATAATGGCGAATAAGAAAAAGAAGCAACGACAAAAGTTCTTACAAGTAGATGTATGGAAGAAAGAATTTGGACCAGTAGCTGTGAGAGCAGTCTATGAAGTGTTCCAAACAAAGTTCAAAATCGAATCACACAACATGAAGAAATACAAATTCAATGTTTGTGTAGATCAATTGAGAGCTCTAGAGGACCCAACCTATGTCAGACCTAAAGATCAATCAAAGGATGACTAAGATAAATGGAATAGAAGTCGAGCAAGTAGTACTCACCGGAAAGGAATTTGGTAGAGTCTCAAGATTAACAGAAACAAAAAGTGATGCAGAAGCGATATTCAAAAACCTTGTCAACCTATTGAGATTGAAGGGAGTGAAGATGAATATCGATTATGAGAACTTATTGAATAATAAATTTGATGATGCAACTATCTCATACGATGAGATGGAGAGAAGGTTCTGCCTTCACATCATAAAGAAATAATCATTAAAAGAAAATAACTATGGCGTTCTATTTAGACTGGCATCGAGAGTTGACTCAAATCACTACTCGACAGGATTCAGCCTTAGGTATCATGAGATGGGGAGCAGACAACTCGTTTCCTCAAACACTCAAGAACCTAATAGAGCAGTCTCCGTCAGCCAAACCAGCTGTAAGTAGAACTGCTAAGTTTTTGAAAGGTGGACAATTCAAAGGAGAAGATACAATCGTATCGCCTTATGGATTAACATTGAAGACAGTTGTCTCTATCCTAGCTGAGGATTATGCAACATTTGAAGCATTTGCTATTCATTCCAATTGGAACTTGAATGGAGAGGTAACCGGAATGAATCCTATGAGGATTACAGATTGCAGATTTAATTCATTTGATGAGTTGAACTTTGCATCAAAGATAGGTTACTTCAGAAACTTTGGAAGGAACTCTGAAGTAAAGAAGACCATAGAGATGGTTCCAACAAGAGGAAAGATCAAATGGTTTGATCGTTTCAATCCGTCAGCAGTACTGCGTCAGATTGAAAATACTGAAGGAGGTATTGGAAATTACAATGGACAGATACTCTATCATACAGAGACAGGGCATTCTTCCTATCCTATCCCACCTCTACAGGCTCCAATCAATTATGTGTTGTCAGATGTAGAGAATAGTATTTTAATCCGTAAGGAGACGGCTACGGGGTTTATTTCATCTTACCTTTTAAAGACTAGTCTTGACGCTGAGGATGCTAATTTAGTTGCATTGGAAAATGCTCTAGACAGAGCTCAGGGGGCAAGAGGAGCAGGGAAGATCATTACCATGGCAGGTATGGATCCAGAAACTCTTACAGCAACAGTTCTTGAAGAGATAGGAGCAGGGAACAATTCTGCAATCATCGATTCAGCAACTAAAACATATGAATTAGACAGTAAAGTAATCTCGGGAGCATATTTGATCCCACCAATCCTAGCTGGAGCGAATCAAACAACAGGATTCTCTTCTGCAGAGTTAGAAGAAGCATATGCAGTATTCAATGCAGTTACTCAAGGAGGAAGAGATACAATCGAACAACAAGTCAATCGAGTATTGAAGAATGGCGTGTTCGATATAAAGGAGATTAAATTGAATAAGCTTACATTAGACATGGAGAGCAATGAAGAAGCACAACCAACACCTGAAGGAGCACCAGATGCTAAAAAGATGACGGTTGTAGATTTTGTTGCAATGTATGTTGAGAAGTGGGAGAAGGTCAATGGCAACATACCAGATCCAGAACACTTGATGAAGGTGGTTAACTTATTTAAAGACAACTCCGATGTATAATTCAAATTTAGAAAACTCATTAATCTTAGTAGACATAGTAGATGCTCTACAAGATTACGTAAGCTTACAACCCGACATCGATGAGACTAGGGTTAAAGCAGCACAAATCATAGCCATAAAGCTAGATATAGAAAGATTAATAGGAGCAGACAATGTAGCAAGGTGTGTAGATCCTCAAGACGCAGCTGATGATGAGCTGTTGGAGATGATCACTCCACCACTATGTTATTTTACCTATGCAAGGTTACTGAAGAACTTTCAAGGAAGTTATTCAGATTCAGGTTACAGTACAGAACAAGAAGCTGACGATAAGAATACTGCCAAGGCGGTATCTAATGAGATGGCTTCTGTAGCAGAAACTTTCATGGAACCAGTCATTGCTTGGTTGAAGGAAGAAGATCCATTGGATCAAACCATTCAAGAGGCACAAGACAAACTCACTCCGCGTATAAGAACGTTCGGAGGCAATGAGTGGAGAGGTTCTAATTAATCCTTTTAAACTTTACGGCATGAATAAAACAATTTGGAACAAGGCAGACATCATTTCATTTAGAAAGGAGGGTGTTCTGTCTAATCGTTAATTCGATTCCGTATAACAACTGAGCAGAGATAACGCTCTGCCCTTTATTTATTAACTTAAAAAAATTTATCAATTTGAAAAAATTATTGTTTATTTTATTAGCTTTCATTAGCTTGAGTGCTAGTGCACAGGTAATCACAACAATTGGAACAGAGAACAAAGGCAAGCATGTTAAATTCTTTATTGCTGGAGATGGATTCACATCCTCACAACAAAGTACATTTAATTCTGAAGCTTTGCGTATTGCTAACTTAATTAAGGCAACAGCTCCTTATTCAGACAATCTTGATCAGATTAACTTTTACAGAGTTAATACCATATCTGTTCAAAGTGGAGTTTCTATTGCAGCTTCTCCTCCAGGAGGAAATGGTCAAGCGGCTGTTAATAAAGATACTTACTTTGATGTTTATAGGAATGATGGTGATCTGTATTATGCTCATAACATGCTAGGTGCAAATAGACTTGCAGTCGAAACATTGTTAGGGAATAAGTCAGGTGGAGAAAGAGTGTTCTTGATCATAGTATCAAACCATACAGGTTATGGTGGTGTGGGAGAGTTTAAAAGTCATACACTATTGGCGGATGGATCTTTGGATGATGTAGCTAAGGTAGGAGTAATGATTACTTCAATGTATAATCTATACAACTATGAAGACTTTTTACCTCTACATGAATTCTCACATACATTTGGACAGTTGGGCGATGAATATTACTATTCAGATGCAGACTATCAAGATCTAATCTCAACACCGAGAGGATTGCATTTAGTACAAGAAGGAGCTAAGGCAGGCAATATCAGAACATCTGCGGCAACAGGATGGGTTAAAGGAGCGAATTACTCTGATGACTTCTACTGGAGACCAGGTGATGATAAAATGATGTATGGAGCATGGAAGAATGGTTCTGAGATCTATACAGAATACTCAGCACACAATGAGGCTTTGGTTCAGATTGAGATAGATAAAAATAGTGTAAGTATCATTGATGGAATTTCCTTCTCAATGTCGTCAGGCTCAGCAACAACTGCAGCTGGAGTTCAAAACTACTCTACGACTGTGACTAGGTATTATGCTCAAGGTGGAGGATGTGTTGGACAACCTTGTACTGGAGCAATCATGTATACCAAATCTACTGGAACTTTGTTCAATGGACAAAACAGATGGTGGAAGGCAAGTAATAACAAAGCATACAAAATCGATACTGAAGGAAAGATTCTTCAAGTATCAGCTTTGGCTACTATTAAACAATTCCAAATGTCAGGTTCTAACTCTTCTTCATCAAGTGGAGCATGTTCATTATACTTGAACAACGGAAAATGGTATATTGGAACTAATTCTATACCTGGAGTGGGAGATAGGATTTATGCTAACTCAGCATGTACACTAACCTTCACTGGATACAATAAATGGTGGAGATTAGCTAGTGGGGTTGTCGTTAAAGTAGATTACTCTGGTTATGTAACGTCGATATCAACTTGTTACTAAAATAAAGAATACAAAATAGATTATCAAGGCTCCTCTTCGGAGGAGTCTTTTTATTAGGGTAATGGTTACTCAAGGTTCGATTCCTTGGCCTTAGCAAAATTAAAAAACAGAATTATGAAAGTATTAAAAGAAGTAGGAGTGCTCCTATTGTCTATGCTTGTACAACTATGCTTATTACCAATACGTGTAGTCGTAGGGGTGTTGGGCATTGTTGAGGGTACGGTTAGAATAATCAAATTAACATTAACATTCCTCATTCAGTCAACACTAGATGAGGTATTAAAATCCGTACAACATGGGAACAAGAATGAAAAACAAGAGCAGAGACCGAAAGGAATTTCTCGCAAAGGGTAGAGCATTAATACTTGCAGCCCTAGACAAAGGTTTCACCACCAGAAAGAAGATAGGTGATGCTTGTGGATTGAAGACATGGCAAGTGGCAGATATATTGAAGCACGATGAGAACCTGTGGGCACAATACACAATGCATAGAAAAACGTTAACTGACCTAGCGGCAGATAACATACAAGACATATTGGAAGATCCTAATCACAAAGATCATTTCCAAGCATCCAAATACATCCTACAAAAGTACAAATCAGATTTTGATGATTCATTTGAGAGTCAGCAAGATGAAGGTTTGCAGATAGGGTCTGGAGAAGGAAAATCAGTGAAGATAACATTCACAAAAGACTAATAAAGAATGGGAAGAAGAAAGAAGGAAGAATTGGAGTTAAAATTTAACCCCATCTTCGAACCACTCTTCTTTGATAATCTAGATGACCCTAGATACTATCAAGTATATGGAGGAAGGGGTTCTGGAAAATCGTTTGGTGTATCAGTTGCTATGGTACAACTTACTTATTCCAAATTTAAGCACAGAATATTGTATCTACGTCAAACTATGACATCCTCAGAGGATTCTACAGTAGCAGACGTTAGAGCTGCAATAGAGGTATTAGGTAAAGGAGCTGACTTCAGAGAGAAGCAGGGAGTAATAACTAACATCACTACAGGGGCTACGATATCATTCAAAGGTATCAGGTCAACAGGAACACAAACAGCAAAGCTAAAATCATTATCAGGTATCACAACTCTGGTAGTAGAGGAGGCTGAAGAAGTAGAGTCATTCGAAGAGTTCTCTAAGATAGATGAATCGATAAGGGTAGCAGGAAAGCCATTGAAGGTAATCCTGATCTATAACCCAACATCAGCAATCTCATCTTGGATACATAAGGAATGGTTCGTGGGAGGGCAACCAAACCCAGAAAGGTTCCATGATACTATGTACATGCACTCAACATACTTGACTAACATCAATAACTTGAATGCATCTGTAGTTCAGAGATACAAAGATCTTGAACGCACAAACCCAATCTATTACAAGAATACAATCCTTGCCGAATGGACTCTGGAGACAGAAGGAAGATTGTATGCTGGATGGGGAATGTATCCTACCTTCGATGAAGATGGAGATACATGGTATGGATTAGATTTCAGTTATGGAGGAGGAGATAAGACATCAATGGTCAAAATCACCTACTACCAGGGAGTCTATTATGTACAAGAACTGTTTAGTGTAAAGGGTATGGGAACGAAGAAGACATTAGAAATGATGCGCCTTCATAGAGTTCCATTCAATGCACTTATATTTGCAGATTCAGCAATGCCATTATTGATACAAGGAATCCGAGAAGGAGGTTATGGTCAAATAAGAAAGGCTAAGAAAGGAAATGTAGAGGCAGGAATCAAGAAGATGCAAGATAAGGATATAGTTATGATAGGAGATGATACAACAGACTTGTATTTCCAATACATGACATTTAGGAGAAATAAGAAGGACAACAAACTTCCTCACGAACCTGATATCCTAGCAGCGTTGAGATATGGTATCAATAGTAGAAGACCATTAGAGAAAGCACAGAAAGCTAAGCCACGTAGGGCAAGGCGCATTAACGGATACATATAAAATAAAAGAAGATGGCTAAAAAAGCAGCAAAAGCGGTTAAACTGTCAAAACCCCAACCTGTTAAAGAAGAGGTAAAGGTAGAAGCGGTAGAAGCTATAGAAAAAGAAAAAGAAGCAGATGTAAAAGACATCAAACCAGTCATAGAGAAAGCACAGATGTTAATAGCATCCAAACACAAAGCTCTAGGAGTAAGAAAAGAGACAGCATTCTCTGGTAGCTTCTACGATAAGAATAAGAAGTAATATAGATAAATAGAGGATTGGCCAAACAGAGCAGACATGCTCATGGTAAAGGCGCCCAGATAGACTGGGAGGAGGTAATAGGGAATCAAGTAGCACTAGAGGACTGCATGAGCAAAATAGCCGATGGGTGAAACGACTTGACAGTAGGTGAACGATTCTGAATAACTCTGACTATCGGTTCGAATCCGATATCCTCAACTAAAACATCTAAACACTATGAGTATGATAAATCAACAATTGAGATGGGTTGACGGAGGAGTCGACGAATACGGAGAAAGGATGATGAACCTTCAATACTCAGAGTGGGATATAGATAAAGGAGGATACGTATGGAAGAACGTTCCTTATGTAAACCTAGAGAAGGAAGGTTAAAGAAAAAAATAAAGACAAGAGAAACAACAACACCATCTAGAACTACACAATAACTATATATAACAATAGAAGGTAGAAGAAAAGGGTTTAATTACCGTTTTTTGACGAAAAGAGTAGAGTTTGATAGGTTTTTGTAATGGGTTTAGGTAAAGGGGTAATAGATAAAGGATTGGAAACGAGTGTGAGTCCATCGATTTTCTCGATCAAAGGTGAGAACTGTTGTATTTCAACACATAGGAGGGGAAAACGTGTGGGGAGCGGGTGCCGGCCCCAACTTTTTTCGGCCAAAATAGCCTGGTAAAACACGTTTAGGGCCCACATACCGGGTTCACGTATTTAGTGGGTTTGCATACGGTTTTTCATAGGGTAGTAGACGTCAGCTATGGCCCGCTAGAGGTGGACAAGTTATTGACAAAATCTATTCTCCATAAAGCACTCATAGAAAAATAATGTGGGAAAAGTTTGGCATTGTAAAATTAATTTATTATTTTTATATTGGGAAGGCTGGCCAGACATCTTTGGAGAAGAAAAAAGAGTAGCCTGTCGCTTGCTCCTTGTATGAGGCTCTGCAGCGTTGTTACATTGGACCATGACTCCTATTTCTTTGATATAAAGATAATGAAAAGAAACGTTGGAGCCAAACATTTTTCATCATTTGTTTCTATGGCGTCATAGATTCTTTCTCCAAACCTTTTGTCAAAAACGTTTTTTTAAACAGTCTTTTATCATTATCTTTATATAAGAATTAAGAGATTAAGTTCTTTGACAGATTGGATTGGTGCAACGTTTCATAACACCATTTATATGAAAAAAGTTTTGAAAATGGCCTTAGTGGCCTTAGTTATGTTTGTAAGTAATGCAAACGCACAATGTATTATGGATGCAGGATATCCTGACATCGAATCTCAATATGAATTGAGTAGCACTACAGTGCACTACACCTACCCGAAAGGTAAAAGTACATCTTATACCAAACGAGTTAATGGAAGTGCTGTTGCAACGCTTACTTTGAAACAATTGAATGCAGATAAACTTGCTTTGGTTGCTGCTGGGTACTCACTTGTGACAAATCACGATTGGGCAACTGGCAATCTATCAGGAGCATACCCATCTGTTGGTTGTGTGGGATCTGACGATGCGTTCGTTAAGAATAGTAATCCTAAACAACAAGTGCATTTTGTAATCATGGATGTGCCGTTTGGTGAGTATAGAAAATATACTTCTAATGCCAATGGCTATAATACTGTTCATGTTTATTCTTCTCCTTCTGGTCCTAACGGATTCTATGCGGAGAGAAATGCTGTGATCAATGACTCTAGTTATTCAGCTCAGCCTACATGGATGGACTATAAGTTTTAATTCATGCGCTTGCTTTATGTAAGTGCTTTCATTCTTTTTCCTCTTTTTATTTTTTCACAAGATGTTCCTAAAATCGATTCAACAAAAGTTGATGGCGAGTTGCTGGAAGAAATTGTGTTAAAGAAAAAGCCGACGAGAATGAAAAAGTCATTAAGTATCGAAGTGAATGCCAATTATGATCCAAACCAAATTGTTAATCCGATGATGCCAACATCACCGGGACAAGATGGTAAGTTAATAATTGGAGGCAAGATACAATTCACCTTACAAGATAAGGAGAAAAATAAATAAATTAATTTTAATCGAATCGTTGCACCATCCTTTTTGTTAAAAACTTTTTTCACAAAAGGCTTGGAAGTAACAAATAAATTCATTATCTTTATGATAAGAGCGGGAGCGTGTAAACAAAGAGAGAGGTAGCCTCTGGGCAAGATTCTTTATTAAAAAAATAAGGTCGTCACCCGCTCACTCATACTATAAGGCTGCGAAGCGATTGTCCCCGATTGAGCTCATGACTCTCAACCTATACATAAAGATAAGTAATCTTTCTCATATAGCCAAACGAAATCGAAAAAATGTTTCAAAACTTTTTTCACAAAATGTTTGGCTACATCGTTTTGTTTCATTATCTTTAGATATAATTTAA